ATAAAAGTCCCCCCCCCCTCATAAAAATTAGTTAACTAAATTAGAAATTAGTTACCTAAATTAGTTAAATTTTCTAAAAAAAATTAGTTAAAAAATTAGAAAAATTAGTTAAAAAATTAGAAAATTAGTAAAAATGAAAGTATTTAAAAATAAAATATTTTATATTAGTATATATGATATATAAATGTTTTCGCTGTGGTTATATAGGTAAACAAAAAAATCATCTAAAAAATCACTTAAATCGCAAAAATATATGTAAACCAGTGCTAGATAATATTAGTATAGAAGAGATAAAAGATTTGTATAAATTAGAAAATACACCTAAACAGCACCCAAACGACACCCAAACGACACCTAAACAACACCTAAACAGCACTTTTCTAGAAATCGAAACGACACCCAAACAACACCCAAACAACACCCAAACAACACCCAAACGACACCCAAACGACACCCAAACGACACCCAAAAATTACACTAGAGAATGTAAATATTGTAATAAATTTTTTACTAGGAAAGCAGGATTGATAAAACATCTAAATATATGTGTAGTAAAAAAAGAAAAAGAATTATTAATAAATAATCAAAATGAAGAAATGACTAAAATGAAAAAAGAAATAGAAGATTTGAAGAACTTTAAGATTCAAACACAGAATAATATAACTACTAATAATAATATAAATAATAGTAAAAACATCTATATAAATAACTATGGAGACGAAAATCTTAAACATTTGCGAAGTAAGGATTTTGCGGGTTTATTAAGTGGTATTTATAATGCTGTGCCAAAATTAATAGAGAAAATCCATTTTGATCCCGAGCATCCTGAAAATCAAAATATAAAATATACAAACCGAAAGCAACCATATTTAAAAGTAATGAAGGATGACAAATGGCAACTAGTAAATAAGAAGAATGAAGTACTAGATTTAATAGATAATAAATATTTTATGTTAAAAGAAAAATACTATACGTTATTAGAAAAAAATAAATATACTATATCCGAAGAACAAAAAGCCAAAATAGATGAATATATGGATAAGTATAATATAGAAGATAAAAAAATGATGATTGATTTAATGGATAGAACTGAATTGATGTTGTTGAATAATAGTTAAACTTTTTAGGAAAAAGTTTTGTCAAAAAAATTTTTAAGATTAGATAAAAAGAAACTTTANNTATTATCTAAATNTATTTGAGTAATAGTAATCATTAAAGTAAATACATATCTTAAACTATCAATAAAATATATATAATTACCATAAAACTGTAATATTACATATTTATAATAATTATATATTTTTGGATAAGTAATGGAGATAAATGTTTTAAGGGAACACTATATCTAAAATAGGTATCATATGGTGTAAAACAAAAAAACTAAAATAATAATTGATATAATCAAAAAAAGTATATAATATAGCACAAAATTTTTTTATTTTTTGAATCGATTCATAATAAATTTATAGTTTTTTACATATATATACATATATAAATATATTAAATTTACTGCCAAAATAGTTGAATACTTTTTATAATACTTAATCTATAACTTTCATAGTGTATATTACCACTGACTTTAGATAAGTCGGTATCACTCATACATATATATTTAATTAGTTGTTCTGTTAAACCGTTTTTATATACATAATCTCCTTCGTATGGTGCTTGTGTATCATTATCATATAATTCTAGTTTTTTTAATATACTCATATTTTGTTGAATAGTATTATTTTTTTCTGGAAAAGTATATTTATAATCTAATATATATGTGGTTTTTTTAATAGTAATTTCACAGGTAATTGTTACATAATCATTACTACCATTAGGATGAAGTATAAATGTGTTATTAATAACTTCTTTTGTTGTTGTTGTGATTGAAGACATTTATGTATTTTTTAACAAATAATTTATAAAAATCAATTTTAAATTTTTATTATATAATATAAATATATGGATAATCGAGATTATGCAAAATTATATAGAAAATATAAATCAAAATATTTATTACTAACAAGAAATAATAATAGTTATATGATTACGGAAATAGATAAATTAATAGATAATTCAAATCAAGAAACCGATAATAATACACCGGATTGGCCTACTATTAGTAATAATGTTAGAGCCTCTGTAGTTCAAATATATTCTATTAGTTATATTATCGATCCAGAACATCCTTATATACAACCACCTAGTAGATTAGCACGTGGTTCAGGTTTTGTTATTTATTCAAGTGATGAACAAGTATTAATAATGACAAATTCTCATGTTGTAGAAGATGCTAAAACAGTATATGTAAGAACTGAACAAACACATACAGAGGATTTAAAATCAACCGTAATTGGTATATGTCCTTCAAAAGATTTAGCACTAGTATTATTAGATAAAAATGAAATAAAGAAATTAAACCCATTACCACCAGCATTAAAATTTTGCGATGATCGTATTTATATGGATAGTATTCCTGTAATGGTAGCGGGGTATCCATTAGGTAAAGAAAATTTAAAATTCACAACTGGTGTATTATCTGGAAATCAAAATGAATATGATATAGAATTTGATAGATATGTATCTTATTTACAAATAACCGCAGCAGTTAATCCGGGAAATAGTGGTGGTCCTTTATTTAATTCTAAGGGTGAGGTAATAGGTGTTAATTCTGCTGGTATTACATTTAGTCAAAATATAGCATATGCTATACCAACACATATAATTGTATCGGTCTTAACTGATTTATTACATATAGATCAAACAGTTATATCTTCTTTTAATTATGGATTTGATTGGAATAATACTAGTCCCGAATTATTAGAAAAATATACTAGTAAATGTGATTTAACTGGTATATATATAAATAAAATAAATAAACAAAATGTATTAAAATTAAATGTAGGAGATATATTACATAAAATAGAATTTTATGATGTATGTACTATAAAAGATGTATGGAATATATTAATGAATAATAAAAATAAAAATATAGATAAATTGTATAAACAGGGAAATAAATTAACGGCGTTAATAGATAATTTTGGTATTGTAAAAATATTTGATAGTGATAATGAAGAAACTAATTGGTCTAAAAATAAAAAAAAATTAAATATAAATGAATTATTAGATGCTATTACTAATCAATCTGAACTAAAATTAACAATTTCAAGAAATAATAAAATAACTAGTTATAATACAAAGGCTTCTAATACAGAAAATACCGGAGTTGTATCAATATTACCTATGTATAAACCAATAGATTGGGAAATATGTTTAGGCTGTTGTTTTACACCATTAAACATTGATTTAGTTAAAATATCTAGTTATAAAAGTGCTAATTCAGATATAGAGGATTTACATTATTTTTTAACAGATAAAAATAGAGAAAAAAAATGGATAGCATTAACCCATATTTTCCCAACTAGTGATACATATAAATCTCATATATTAAAAAATAAAGAAATAGGTGTTATTACTCATATTAATGATACTAATGTAACAACTATGAATGAATTAAGACAAATACTGACTAAAAATAAAGGAAAACTTATAACGGTTGATTTTGAAAATGGAAAACGTCTAGTTGTATCTGATATAAATGGAAATGCTCGAAAAATAGATAAAAATATATATGAAGAAAATAAAATAAAACCTACTGAATTTGGTAAAAAATGGATAAATGTTTAAACTTTTACACCTTAGAAATAATACTATGTTTTTTTTTCTATCTAAAATGTATATGCTAGACAAATTATATAGTTCATTATCTGATTATTTACATACATATCCAGAAAATATATTACAAAATAAGAAACTAATAAATATTGCTAATAAATTATCAGCATTTTATAATAGTGATTTTATTAAAATACCACAACTTGTTGTAGTTGGAACACAATCATCCGGTAAAAGTTCTTTATTAAATGCTATAACTCAAATGGATATATTGCCAACAGGTAAAAATATGGTTACAAGAACTCCAATAAAATTAGAATTATTAAATACTACAAATCAACAAATTAATATACAATTCGGATATTATCATGATGGTATATTTAAATCACACGCAAATTTTAATAGAAAAACATTAACTACTAATGATGAGGAAATAATTAGAACACAAATAGAAGAATTTACACATAAATATGCTGGAACTGAAAAAAATATTAGCTATAAAGAAATAGTTATAAGAATAATAAGTCCAGAAGTTCCTAATTTAACTTTAGTAGATTTACCTGGTCTTGTTATGGTTGCGTGTACAGATCAAGGACAACCAGAAGATATAAAAAATCAAATAAGAGATTTAATAAAACATTATATAACACAATCAAATACAATAATTATGGGAATATTACCAGCACGNTGTGATATTGAAGTAGATTCAGCACTGGAGTTAATTAAGAGTTTTGATCCAAANGGAGAGAGAACAATAGGAATATTGACAAAAATAGATTTAATGAATGAAAATACTGATATAAGTTCTTATTTAACAGGAGATATATCAAATGATTTAAAATTACATTATGGCTATTTTGCTATAAAAAACAAAAATGGTAATGAAATAACTTATAATGAACATAATTCAGTTGAAAATAATTTTTTCAATAATCACAGTGTATATGGAGCTATGGATAAATCATATATGGGTATTACTAATTTAAGTATATATTTAAGTAACATATTATTAAATCAAATTCAGAATCTAATGCCGTCGATTAAAAGTCAATTAGAATGTCAATTATTAAATGTTAATAATGAATTAAATAAAATTGGTAATACTATAATAGTAGATGATAATAATAAAAGTTTTATGTTTAATTATTATATAAGTGAGTTTGTAAAAACATTTAATGAGTCGATAAATAATATATCAAATCAAATAAATTATGGAAATCTGATAAAAGATATATTTACACTATATAGAGATGATTTAAATAATATAAAAGCATTTAATAATTCAGATAATGATGCTAAATTAATGTCAATAATAAAAACAAGTGAAGGAAATCATATGTATTTTCAAACATCAACAATACAAATAGTGGAGAAATGTATAAATGATAAAGATATTAAATGTATTTATAAATTAAAAGAACCGAGTTTTATCTGTGTAGAAAATATTTATAATTTGTTAATAAAGATAATAAAAGATATATTAGAAAATGATAATTTTAGTAAATATCCAAAAATGAAAGCTATAGTATATGAAAAAAGTTTAGAATTAATTAATAATCATAAAAATATTGTTAATGAAAAAATAGAAGAATCAATTCAAATAGAAATAGCATATATGTGGACTGAATGTGAAACATTTCATAAAACTTATAAGGAATTAATATGTGATGAAAAAATACAATTAATGGAACAAAATATAGTAGAAAATATAAAAAATATTATAAATATATATTTTACAACAGTAAAAAATACTTTTAAAAATATAATTCCAAAAACAATAATGCTACATCTTGTTAATAATGTGATGAAAAATATTAATTATACATTAACCGAAAATATAAATAATAATAATTTATTAGATTTATTAAAAGAAGATAATACAATATATGAGAAACGTTTAAAATTACAAAATGAAAAAAAAAATATAGAAGATATAAAATCATGTTTAGATTAATAACTTATTGAATACTACAATTTGAATTATTATGATATTTTTTAACTTTTTTAGAATCTTTAGGAACCTTAGTTTTACTAGTTTTTTTTTGTTCATCTTGGTTATTTATACTTGAATTATACTTTTTATTATTTATAACATTAATAATATTTTCAATATGTAAATAATTTTTATCAAAATCTTTAAATTTATTTTCTGTTAATGATTCTAAATATACAGTATTAGGTATAGGTAAATTATGTAATTGTCCTTTAATTAATACATTACCCTTCCTATTAGCAGCACTAATAGCAATACACATACGAACTAATGTATCTTTATCTATTATATTAGATGGATTATAATGTAGTTTAAGTTTAGATAATAATCCATCAAACTTCATTTTATATGTTAAATAAACACTATTGTTTTTGTTAGTAGATTGAGTATTTTTCAATGTTTCTAAGACTAATTCATCAAATTCATCAACCATTCCTACTATCATAGCACATATTAATAAATCTTCCGAAGTAAATCCAGCAGTCTTAAACATAACCTCTATATTAGTGCTATATTCTCTTATATTATGTAAGGCATTACCAGTAGTTCTTTTTATAATTCTATTATCTGTATAATGTGGATTTTTAAGAGTTGATTTTTGAGCAGCATTAATATCATTACTGTAAGTTATATATCTTTTTTTACCCATTAATATATCTACACCATCTTCATGATGAGTAGGTTTGGAGGATTTTATTAAACTTGTATAGTCACCATCACCTGTTTTACCTATATCATGAATAAAAGCGGTAAATACTAGTATTTCATGATATTTAGAATCTATATTCTTAATCCAATTACTTTTTTTTTTAATCCAATCAACTACTACTAAGGCGGTCCATATAACATGATCTGATACATCGTCACCTTGATGATGATTATAATTTCTTACAAAATATGTTAAGAAAGTATTATTTAATTCCTCTAATACATTAATAAATTTGTGTGATTTAAACATATAATGATTTGTTGAACCACCAATAGTTTTTTTAGCATTTAAATATTTAATTTTATATTTTAAATACTGTTTTTTGTAGTCCATATTATTATAATATATATAATAAATAATTATAATATATATAATAATAA